CGCTCTTCTTGTTTGAAACTCTTGTAATCTATTAAATGGATCTCTTGCAGCTGTTGCAGCTGTTTGAAATATATTACCTCTTGGTGGTGTTCCTAATAAATTTAAACCAAAACTAGTTAAAAAACCTGGTACTCCACCAAACTGAAAGTTTGGCATACTACCTTGTTGTAAAGGTTTTCTAGGTTGTTGATCAAGTCCTGATGTAATACCAGTTCCAGAAGAACCTCCCATTCTAAACATTGGTCTATTTAATATTCTATTCATTAATTTAAATTTACACGTAAATTACTTGGGTTGCTTATGGCTCCATAGATACCTGCAAGTGTTGTACCAACACCTAGAGCTGTTTGTAATGGTGTAGGATTAGGTATGTTAGTTTGTTGTGTTGCTCCAGGATATCCACCAATCAGACCTTGAACCTGAGCTGCAAATCTATCTAATTGTTGTTGTGGTTGGAACGCTGCTTGTCTCGCTGCTTCTCTTTGTGCATCAAGTTGTGCTTGTGCTTGCGCTTGATTCAATGCGCCCAATGAACCTAAACGTGCTACATTTGCTCCTGCAATACCCGCAGTTTGTGTTCCAAGAGCTGCTTGTTGTCCAGCTAATCCTGATCTAAATTGTCCTAAATTTTGTGCTGCTCCAGCTATACCAAATCTATTGGCAATATCCTGTTGCCTTAAAGCTTGTGCCTGTTGAAAACCTTGTTGCAAGAGACCGGCTTGTAATAACGCTCGTTCTCTCGCAGCCCCTGTGCCGAACTCTGCGAGTTGCACTCCCGCTCGACCACTGCCGAGCGCACCCAAAGCTGTTTGTTGATCCCTGATCTGTTGTTCTTGTATTTGTTTGTTACGATCAAACTCTGTTAGTGTTGCATCAATAACTTGTTGTTGATAAGGGGACATGAATTGTTGTGTCTGTGCTGCTGTTGGCGCCCCTGTTTGTATGCCAGATAATGATCCAAGAGCAACTGTTCCTAATCCAGATGCAAGATTTGCTTGTGTTTGTGCATCAGCTAAAAACGGTTGAAAACCTGCAAGACCTGTTGTTCCTGCTTGTTGCTCCGCTATGGATTGTGCTGTTTGTTGTAAAGGATCTTGACCTGCTACTTGTGGTGCTAATGCTCCGATAGATGTTTGACGATCTTCAAACATTTGAGCTGCTTGTTGTCTTCTAGCAAATAAATCTTGTCTTAATTTAAATTGTTGATCTGTTTCACCAGTTCTTTGTGTTGGTGCAGCACCTAATCCAGCAACAGTTTGAGCTACTAAAGGTATACCTTGTTGAGCTGTAATTTGTCTACCTAACTCTGTTCCTAATTCTTCTATAAAGGGTGCTGGTTTTGTTACTGTGGTTTCTACGGCCATATTATAATACTTCCTCTAATCTTTTTGATGTTTGAAACATTTCTCTTGCGCCTTCTAATCCTTGCGATTCTTCAGATACTTCACCCCCGGATTCGAGGTTCTTCATCATGTTATACATAACTTCTGCGCCTTTGTCTACATCTCCTCCACCGGCGTTTCTAACAGCATCCGCTGTAAATACAAACTCATTCTTTGATAATCTAGCAGGCACATCATCAGCCTTTTCCATTCTACCTATTGGCACAAATCCACCCTCTTCTCTAAAATCCATCTCTTTACCATCCATATCTAATAATGGCATAGTTTTTTTAGCCACAGGTTCTTTAGATCCTTCCTGATAACCTTCTCTCATAATACCGCCATCAGCCATTTGTCTTGTAGGTGTAAATGCATAAGGATTACTTAGATAAGCTCGCATATTAAACTCAGGATATTTAGGTTCTTTAAATTCGTCTTCTTGTTTATCTGTCATAACACCTGCTAAAGCAGCTGGTATTCCTAAAGCAGCAAATTTACCCATACCTGTTAAACCCATAGTGCTTGGATTAACGAGACCAAATTCTGCTAACTTCATAGCAAGATTACTTGGACCTAATCCTGTAAAACCTTCAGAGTCTACTAATTGTTTTAAAGGGTTAAAACTACCTTTTCCAAATAAATTACTTAAACCAATACCTACTTTAGTTTTTGCTAAACCAGCGAAAGGACCCATACCAAAAAAACCTGCTCCACCAGCTATTAACGCTGCTTTACCAATCGGTGATTTTGCAATTTTTTTTATACCTCTAACAGCTTTTTTTATTCCTTTTGTAATACCGCCTAAAAACATGGCTTCTCTTTCTATATCATCTACAGATCCACCATCAGCCATTAATCTAGCAAATCTTTGAAAGTCATCATCTTCAGTATCATCAAGATCTTGATTAGGATCACTAGGTATTATGTTTTCAGGAAATAAAATTTGATTATCATCTCTTCCTGTTTTTATTATTTGACCATCTGGACCTATATAGCCCCCTATAATGTTTCCTGTGGCATCTATTAAATTAGAGGATCTTGCATCATAGTATTGATCAATTAAATCCTCTCTTTCATCTTCTGTTAAATCATAAATTGTTTTACCACCAGCTAGTAAAGGATTGTTTCTAAAAAAAGCTCTATTTTTCATAGACGCATCTAGTGCAAATTGTCTGTTTTTAATTGCTTGATTTGACAGTAGATTTTGTAAAAAATTTAGTGCAGTGCTGCCAGGAATAATGTCTGGAACTTGTGTTATTCCAGAACCTATGTTGTCACGAATATCTATATTTCTTTCCCTAATTTTCTCTAAACCTGTGTCTCTTTCTGGAGGTGATATTTCTTTAGGTGTAAGATCATCTATGGTTCTTGTACGATCTTTATTTTGATTTTGAGATAAAGTTATACCTCTTTCTCTAGGACTGCTTTTCGTAGTTTGAGTTCTTCTTGATTCTCTAACTTCTCCAGAATCCATAAAACTACCTGATTGAAGCCCAATACGTCCACCGTCTTGTAACATCTGTTTTACCTGTTGTGCTCTAGTTATCGCCATCGTACCATTCTATTTTGTTTCACCTAATAAATCAAGACTCGGCATGACCACTGTAACATTTCTTTGTATATCCTCTTCAGGTATACCTTTGGACTTCCACTCTTGATCAGACATGTATTTTTCACCTGTTTTCTTATTTTTTATCTCTTCTATTATTCTTTGTGGTTTTAGTTCTTTCATTATGTTGTTACCTCTCTTGGCTGTATTTCTAATATTGAAGCTATGACGTGCAGCTCGTTCGCGTCAGAAGCTTGTACCTTTAGTATCTCACTTTCTTCCATTACAAGTGGGTTAGTTAAAAGTTCTGTTGTAGTAATCGTTGCTATAGTTTTTGTTTTAAACAGACTAAATATGTTACCACTAGCATCTACTAAAGTAACATCTATGTTGCAGCCAGATCCTGCATCATTAGAGACTAATATAGATTTAACAACAGCTGTTTTAAAACTAGGCACTGTATACAATGTAGTTAAATCTGTTGTAGTTAAATCTGCTTTTTTATTTATAAAACTATTTGCCATTAATTAATAAAGAAGTTAAATGCTTCTACCTCATCTTTTAATTCTTCTTGAAACGTTGTATTTAATTTTTCTACAATTGCATCAAGGTCTCTTACTTGTGCCTCTGCTGTACCTAAATCATAATTAGGTGCAGGTCTTGTTAATACTTGTACTATCTTTGCCATTATCTACGTCCATCTGGTTGTATGTCTAATCTAAAAGTTCCAAGTCTCCAAGATTGACTGCTTGATGTATTTTCTACTTTTAATGCGACTGCTCTAGCCCTAGCTCGTGTATCAACTTTTTTAGTTGATGAAGTTATATCAAATGGACCAAGAGAGGAGCTTGCTTGACTATCATTAGGAAAATCTCTCAAGTTTAGTGTAACTCTTGTTGTTCCTGTTTGAGATATAAAGTCAGGTATAAATCTTCTTATTTTCATAAGAAACTCTCCGTCTCCTCTAAGATCTGCTAGGCCAGTTGATTGTCCTGTTATACCTCTTCTTTGACTTATGTCAAAGTCTCCAGATTCTATATTGGCAGTTATGGCTGCTATAGTTCCATTTCTGTTTTGATCAGTTCCTGTTTCGTGTTCATAGTATGATGTTCTACCTTCTGTGTTTCCTATGACATCAAAAGAAGTATCGGTATCAGCATCATATTGTAATGCGTGAGGTTTACCAAACACAGCAGAATCTTCCCACATAGTTCTAGCTAAAGTTCCTACAGTCCATACAGGTCTTTGAGGAGAAGAATCAAAATAATTATAACAAACCATTCTATTAACAACACTAGATCCTGTTTCTGGATAAAACCACATAACTTCACCAAACAAATTATTTAATCCTGCAGATACCATTTGATTACCAGATTCTAAATTTATACTATCGTAAACAAAGTCTTCTACTAGACAAGGTAAAGATTCTAATTTACCTGCGTATCTAAAAAAACCATTTTCTGACATCCAGTATGCAGAACCGTCAACTTCAACACAAGCATTCTGTCCAACAAGTCCACAGTTGGTTCCAACTTGTGCAAAAGCAAATGTAAATGGTTGACCAACAAAACGTTGTGTAAATAACGCTGTGTCAGTCCAAACATAAATTGCATCTCTACCTCTAATGGCTCCTCTGATCTGTGATCCATCGGCCAATCTTTGTGTGCCGGCTGTATTAGTTGCTGTCGGTGTATATGTGTTTATATCCTCTTGATCTGAAAATCTAACAAACATATCGTCTTGTGTAGATGGTGTTCCAATAGTTGTTTCTGTTCCAAAGAATACTAAGTGTCTGTCTGGTGTAGATACTATCATGTGCCTTGATGCTGTCGGTGCACCAGTTATAATTGTTGCTCTTGTATCTGTTGCATTTGATAAAGATGAGTCCCAAGAAAAACACGCACCATCATGTATTAAACAAATAGCTTTATCACCAAAATTATCTAATGACCACATTCCTGGTTCAAGAACTAAATCACCAGATGCAGCCTCACCCCATGCAACAAAATCTGATGTATTAGTTACCGTAGCTCCATCACTGTGAGCTGCTTTTGATGTGCCTCTAACTCCTCTTGTAATACCTGTTAAATTATTTCCAGAAACTCCTGTGTAAGAAATTTCTTCAGTGCCTACCAATATAAAATTAGTTCCTGAAGATGGAAAGTTAGTTGTGTCTGCTAATGTGATTGAAGTTCCTGATCCACCCGTGCCAGCAGTGTCATTTAATAAAGCACCATTTAAAGTTGTTGTAATGGCACCTGCTGCTTCACCACTCCAAGATCCTAATCCCCAACCAAATCCTTTTGCTTGAACTGCTGGACCTACTGTATAATATTTTTTTATTCTAATACCTCCAGATGTTGTGGCACCAGAACCACTTTCATTCGAAGGCATTGTAATGGTGATCGTTAAATTAGTGGGTGCACTAGCGACCATAAATTTTTTATCATCAAAATCTGATGCGCTAAAGTTTGAATTTGTAATAGCTGTAAAATTATCCATTAAAAGTATATCACCTGGCGCTAATCCATGTGCGCTAGAGTATGTTATAGTTACAGTCGGTGATCCGTTAGTTGTGGTGAATGCGCTTGTAAGAGTTGTTGTGCTTTGAATTGGATGTATGTCGTAAAATACACCTCCAGAATACGCATATAAAATTCTGTTGGTTCCTATGATTGCGTATTTTCTACCTAAACTGTTAACAAAATGGTGAAGACCTCTACCTGCACCAGTTAATTCATTTTCATTTAAAGTTCCTAATTGATTCCAACCACCTATTTTTTCCGGTATACCGTACCTAAAACGAACATTATCACACTCTATCCACTGACCTTCTGCGCCTGTTGGAGTGATTTGTTTATTAATACCTGGTTGAAATCCTATCTTCTGTAGCATAACCCCTACTTATATATAGTTTTTAATATTTTGGTAGTATTATATTCCAATCTAATTCTGATATCAAATCATCTAAATGCACATCTTTGATAGATTTTCGATGTAAAAATTCGTGCATTTCCTCTACGTCTATAATAATCCATTGATCTTTGTTTTCAAAAACCATTTTGTCAGCCTTGGTTTTAAAGCTACCTGTTTTACCATAATCCTTTTCTTTAAATTTTACTATGGGTCTTGTGTCAAATTTTAATTTTTGATTAGAGGCTTTTTTTAAAATACCTGATATATCCCATCCTTCTTTTTTTATAGGATATTCTATGTCTTTTAGATAAGTAGAAAAATTATTTTTTAAACTCATTAATATTTATAACCATGCGTCTTTCATTTTTTATAGGGTTGCTGCCTGCGTGTATTATATCTCCATTAAATTCTATTAACCTTCCTTTTTTAGGAGAGACTTTTTTAATAACATTATATTTTTTATCGAAAAAAAATGTATCACCATCACTATTATTTACATAATATATTCGAATAATATTTTTAACATTAGGCACATCCACATGAGGTTGGTTGTGACAGTCACTATTATAATTAGGGGTACGTGTCAGTAGATTTATTTTAACTCTAATAAGTTTATTAAATTTAAATAATCCATTAAAATAATCATAGTATCCAGAATTAACACCCTCTTCATTATATAAAAAATGTTTAAAGGCATGGTTAAATCTAGTTGTTTTAAGTTTAGGTTTTACTTTTTTGTTTATATCTCCCAACACCGTTTCAGGTATGTAATACCATGGAAAATCATTTGTACTTAATTTTTTTTCTATTTGATCTTGCGTTTCTTTATTAAAATAATTATCAATAATATTTATCGTCAAAGTGGTAAACCTATATGTTTTCTGCCATCGTACAAATTTTCATTTTCACCTTCTTTATTGTAATGTAAAAATACTTGAACACAGTGATCTTTATCAAATTTTTCTCTCCAATGTTCTACGTGACACCCTTCATATATTAACATATCACCTTGATTTAAATTAATTTTTATACCGGGTTTATTTAATTCTCCAGATGGTTCTACAAATATAGGCCACTCATCTCCACCTAAATTAATTGTTGTAGATACTTCACAACTAAATCTATCTTTATGCCTTTTTAATTCATTACCTCTTTCATAAATTCTAGCATAAGAATATGTGGGAACTAATTTTAAATTTAATTTTTCTTCTACAATTGGTTGAAGTTTTAATAATAAAGTTTCCATGGCTATATCTGCATAATGACAATAAGCATCATTTACTTGACCATCTCCCTTTGTGCCAAAAGCAGTTTCAAAAGGAGATATATGACCTGTATCAAAAAGAGTATAAGCAACTTGTTTTTTAATTAAAAAATAATTATATAAAAAATTACTTAATTCTTTTGAAACAGCTTCTTTTACTACTAAGTGATGGTCTTTCATTTTAATTCTGCTCTTAGATTAAAATGCATAAATCTAAAAGGATCTACTCCACGGTCAGTATTAAATTCGTGAGGAAGATAACTATTAAACAAAACCATGTCTCCAGGCACAGGATAATAATGAGTATGGCTTAAAGCATCAACTATTTTATCTTGTTTTAAAATTAATTTATTCATTAGAGCTGCGGGTCGTGGATCATGAAAAGTTGGATAAGATGTTTTGTCTGAACATTTTAAAAAGAAAAAACCAGACACGTGCGCATCGGGATGCACATGTATTCTGTGAGAACCATATCCTTGTGGGTTAAATTCTTGAACCCAACTTTCTATAAATTTTAATTCATATTTATCCATGTCAAAACCTTGTCTATCTAAAAAACTAAAACTTTGATTACCTACAAAGTTATGTAAGTCATATAAATCTATGTTGTTATATAAATTACCTTGTGAATGATAAATTAATTGACTGCTATCTTTATGTTTTATTTCTTCAATGTATTTGTCTGTTACACTTACAGTAGAATTTAAAAATTCTTTTTTATTAAATATCACTAATGGACTACTAAAAAATTTTACTTCTCTCATTTAAACGGATCTCCACAGGCCCAAAGAACCAATGAATATCTTACTCCTTTCGTTACTGGTAATACTCTATGCCATAAAAAAGAAGGAAATACAATAATAGAACCCCTTTGTCTTATTTCATTTACATTAATAACATGCGTATTTTCATCTCTTAAATGTGGATCATAGTCTCTTGTATCAAATTGAATTTGGCCGTTTTCATAATCTTGAGGATCAGATAATTGACAAATGGCTGATAGCTTTCTTGTTTTATTATGTAAATCTGTCCCTGGTTTATTATGTGGTTTTGTAAAACCATCTTGATGCCATCCGTAATATTGACCTGAATTATATTTAGTGAATTGAACATCTTCATAGGAATCTATTTGAAAGTTCCAATTAGCATTTTTATTTGCTACCTGAAGATAATTAAAAATGTCTTTTGTAATCCAGGGTGATTTTAACCACACAATATTAGATTTTCTTTTTTGATATAATTGTTCTAATTGTTCTTTTGTAAAAGGTTTACCTTCTTCTTTTTTTACACTGCCGATGTGTGCTAATTGATCGGGTTTAGATAAAGAATATTTAATTACGTGATCACAATATCTATCTGACATTACTCCAGAAAAATACCAATACTGGTAATCAAGAAGCATCTTTTAACTCCATACACAAAATAGTTCTGTTATTTTTATTTTCATTAGGGGATATGTAATATTCTAAAGGACTGTTAAATATTATAAATTTATTTTCATCTATAGGTATCTCATGAAACAAATCTTTTTTTCTATTTTTAGAGTATTCTATTGTTACTAATCCTTTTCCTTTTTGACAATAAAGACAAACAAAGTCACTAGATTCTTTTAAATTAGGATAATTTAAATGATTTCTTTTAACGGTTGTTTCATTTTTTTTATGGTGTAGAGCAAAAAAAGTAGTTAATTCTAAATCTATCTTATGTTCAACTCTAAGTTTATGAATTACATAATCAACTAACCATTGAAAATTTTTATCATAACCTAAATGTAAATCTTTTCTTTTATTATTTAAATTTGATTTAATTAAAGAAGCTTTTTTAATTAATTTATTTATTTTTTTAAAATCAACTTTAGATAGATGTTTAGGAAAATACCCATGTAAAATTATATCTTCGTTTAATATTACCTTTTTCATGTCTTTCTTTCTAGTTATGAACTTCTATACAGAAGTCCAAGACGATGTTGATGGATCCCATTCATAATTATTTGAAGAGTCATCTGTTCCTAACCATTTTTGATTAGCTTCGTCCCAAGAAATATAATAAGTTGTATCTGTAGGATACGCCACAGGCGGATCCCAAATAGCTGTCTCTGTGTTTAAAGTCCAACTAGCGTGTGGTTTTTCAGGCATAAATACATCTTCACTCGGATGATAGTATCCTCCCACAATTGCAGCGTTGCCTCTAAAAGGAGTGCCACCTTCTTGATGTTGATTGTTTTGTGTATAATAATCGAACTGTTTCCATTTACTTGCAGCCCATCCGTGAATATTTTCTAAAAATGTTTGGCCTTCTGCCTCTGTTGCAGCATCTGAATCAGATACTTCTTCAATGTTAAGAACTCTATTGTCATCATCTAATTTTGCAAAACTTGCCATAATTTATACGCTCCATTCGTTTAAAGTATTTCTACCGTAATTTCCTTTTAACACAACATTAAAAGCTATGCAAACCCTTATCTTTTCACTATTGTTAGAGGTTACATAGTGTTCTAAATGTGAGGGAAAAAGAACTAATAAACCTTTGGTAGGACTAACTATAAAGCTTTTACAATTAAATATGTTGTGCTCTGTTATATCTGGGGACAGAGTTGGTAAGAAAACACCTGTATTTAAAGGTTTTTGAAACACTAAACTACCTGAATTTGTATCTGCTTTTAAATAAAATACACCACTAAACATAGAGTTTTCGTGATAATGTAATTCGCTAACATCATCTAAACCATGTTTTATAATCCATGAGGTTGTAATTTGAGTGTTAAAACTCTTATTAATTTTTAATATATCGTAAATATATTCACGTATGTTTTCTTCTATGGCTGACTTTAAATCAGGTAATTTATTTAAAACGTATTTATCTTCTGATAAATACCCATCATTATTTTTTTGATTAATTCTTGTATATTTAAAAGAATCCTCAATATTATTTTCTTCTATTTTTAAAGTGTCTAAATATAGGGGATTACTAAATAAAGGTATAATCTTGTTGTGTGTTCTCTCCATTAATGTCTTTCTTGTATAGAATTACTACGCTATTCTATATCTTATTTTTACAATACCTGCTGCACCATTTCCTCCTTGGGCATTTCCTCCAGATCCAGATGGAGATGGTCTTCCTCCTCCACCGCCTGTATTAGCAGTCGCGTTACTTGATTGATTTCCGCCGCCGCCAGTTCCTCCGGTAGCACCGCCGCCACCAGCAAAAGTTTCTGAAGATCCTGTAATACTTGTTTGTCCTCCTGCTCCTCCTGTTGAGCCCGAAGCCGCAGCTTGACCGCCTCCGCCGCCGCCACCTTCATTAGCAGACGCTCCTGGATTACCTTCAGGTGGAGAGTATCCACCAGTGTTTCCACTTCCAGCTGATTTATATTGATTTGATCCTCCACCAGATCCTCCTGGACTTCCATTAGTTGCATCACCACCTCCAGATCGGCCTCCGCCGCCACCTCCAGATGACGATTTTCCTAAAGCAGAAGAAGTTCCTCCGCCAGATCCACCAGACCAACCTGATCCTGGACCTCCTGCTCCTCCTGTGCCAATGCTAACAGGATACCCCTGAGCACTAACTGTAACTCCTGTTCCTGCCGCTAATGGTGGGGATGGGGATTGACATGTAGCGTTAGAAGTTCTGAAACCTCCTGCGCCTCCTGCGCCTCCTCCCGTTCTTCCACTATTTCTTCCTCCGCCGCCACCGCCGCCGGCGACAACTAAATAGTCTACTACGTTTGCAGCAGGGTCGTTAGATAATGTATTTACGGTAAAAGTACCACCACTTGTAAAAGTATGAATTTTATAAACACCGCTTTCTGCAGTTGTTCCACCAGAGGCACATATTCCAACAAAACCTCCTACGAGTTGTCCGAATCCTCTTCCGGCTCCTGCTCCGAATGTTCCTAAAAATGGCATTTACTTTCTCCTCCGATCCTATTATGCAAACTGTGATTGAGAAGCTAATGCTGTGAAAGATGCGTCTCCAGTTTTTATAATAGTGTATGAATAAACATCTATAGAATTAGCGTTACCAGAGGTTGGGGCTGCTCCACCCTGCCACTCAGGTGTTACACTTGATCCGTCAATTGTAACAGCGTTATTATAATATGGTGTTCCTGTATTAGTTACTAAGAAAGCTGTTGTAAGTGATTGACCTGTACTCATTATAGCGTTTAATGTATTTGAACCGTCTCCTCTAAAGTTAACTGTAAAGTTACCAGAAGCTGCTGACGTGTAATATAAAACTGCTTGTGTAATTACATCATAGTTAATTGTTCCTGTAGCCGCAGTTGCAGATACAGTTACTTTTTCAACTGTATTTTGAATAGAAGCAGCGCCAAGAACTACTCTTCCAATTCCATTTGGTGTTACATCAATATCACCGTTGGCACCATCTGTAATTGTAACTGTTCCTGAACTAGTTCCGCTGTTCGTACTTAAAATTAAATTTTCTGTCCCACCAGTGGTTACTGTTAGGGTTCCTGCACCGTTTGAGGTTAATACAGCAGCCGCTCCAGCGTCTCCAACTTTTACGGTATCACCTGCAAGGACAACATCTCCAGTTCCTTTTGGTGTTACATTGATATCAATGTTACTATCATCACCAGTAGATGAAAGAGTAGGACCTGCTCCAGTTGCTGCGTTTGCAATTGTAAATTCATTAACCGCAGATCCCGTAGCTGTTACTTTTGCTAGTTCTGCCCCGTTAGTATCTAAAATAGAAGTTCCAACTTTTGGAGACGTTAAAGTTTTGTTTGTTAAAGTCTCTGTTCCTGTAAGTGTAACATCACCAGCGTTAAAAGCTAAAGTGACAATATCAGGATTAGTTCCATCATTTGCCGCTGCAAAAATTAATTGATCACCTTTGTCAGTAGTTGCAAAAGTAAAACTGTCCCCTGATCCAGATACATATTTAAATTGAACTGTATAAGCACCGGAAGTTGAGTTTCTTAAAAAATAAAATGTTTGAACATCTAAAGGTATGGTTACAATTTGATTTCCTGTAATCGTTCCAGTAAATTCTATCATTCTATGAGATAATACAGCTCCAGTTGATCCATCAGAAACTGATAAAGTAGTAGTTTGTGCACCACCAGCAATTGATTGTTGTGTGAATCCACCAGAAATTTGTTCTAAAATTTGTAAGTTAGTATTAGTTTTTGTACCCCATGTACCAGCGTTTTCACCGGTTGCTTGAAGTTCTACCCCTAAAGGTGTGTATGTTGATGCCATATTAAATCTCCTAAACTTATGCTGCTACGTCTGTATACGATGTATTTGAACCTGTGTCAATGGCTTGAAACGCTTGTATTCCAAAACCAGAAGCAGTACCAAATGCAGCCACAGAAGCGGTAGCTTGTACACCTGTTAATCCCATAACATCTGCAGGTGTTAATGATCCAACATTACCAGTTGCTGAAACCCCTGTCAATCCCATAACATCTGCAGGTGAAATTGATCCAACAGAAGAAGTTATAGAAAATCCACTTGGAAATATTGTAGGATTTGATGTTAAATTTACTCCAGCTGCATTAAGAGCTGTTGTTGCAGAAACTCCTGTTACTCCTATTACATCTGCAGGTGAAATTGATCCTACTGCAGAAGTCATAGCTTGACCAGTTACACCCATTACATCAGCAGGGGTAATTGATCCAACACTTGCTGTTGCAGATACACCAGTTAAAGCTTCAGTTATATCTCCTATTATTGTTGGTGACCCAACACTTGCTGTTGCAGATTGTCCTGTTAATCCAAGTATATCTCCAACTGTTAGTGACCCAACACTTGCTGTTGCAGATACACCTTGTAATAATATATCTCCTTGAATACCCCAAGCATCATCGTTCCAAGCTCCTCTATTCCATCCAGCGTTTATTTCTGCACTTACGGTAACGGATCCAACTGCTGTTGTTCCAACACCTGCACTTGAAATTTCAACAGTAAAAGAACTTTCTCCCCATGACTCATCATTCCAATGATCTCTACCCCAACCTTGTTCAGGATAAGCTTCAACCGTCCCTAAAGTTGTGGTTGCAGAAACACCTGTTGTAGTAATTAAATTTACACCAGATTGCCAAGAATTAGATCCCCATGTATTTTCTCCCCAATCACTGTCTCCTATATAACTGCTACCACCCATTCCAGAGTGATTAGTGCAGTAGTAAAAAAGAATGTTTGGAGCGTCGGATGCAACAACTATTTGAGTGTAAGCACCTGAATATCCAGGTGTTCCACTTGTTGTGACTCCAGATGTATATTCGGAGCCGCCTCCATGAGTTCCATCTTCAGTTGTAGAAAATCTTAATGGATGAGTGTAATTAGATGAATCAGATTGATCAAATTTATATGTTCCACCTCTTGAAAGAAGAACTGAATCTTGAGTTACACCATTAATAGCGTATTTATTACCACTTGCCGTGCTTACAACGGTTATTGTGAATGTCGTGGTAGACATAAGAGTTTACCTCCTATGCTATTCTTATGATTGCGTTTGTTGCGTCAGCTGTTGGAAATTGAATTGTAAAAGTTCCACTAGTCACAGTTTTATCACCACCAAATGCTATAACTGCAACGGCTTTATCTGATTGTGTGTCGTTATAAATTAATGCGCCGTTTGCTGTAAAAGATGCAGAAGAAAAACTTACGTCTGCAAAATCACAAACCGCAGTTGTTCCATCCGTTGTTGGTGTTACACTTGTTAGTGATGCTCCTCCTGCAGTGTATGCAGTACCAGATGAGTTTGTAATTTCGTTCGATGTTGAGTAAGCTGTAGTTCCTGCCCCTAAAGATGCAGAGCTAGTGTATAAAGCTATTTTAAAAGCGTTTCCAGTTGTAGCTGTAAAGTTGTGTGTTCCAACCAAAATTTCTTGTTTGAAACTTGTGCAGACTGCAGATGTTATTGCCATAATTTATTCTCCTACGGGTTTGCTGAGTTTATTGGTATACGAACAGCGCCGTCAGTGTAGTCGTCTCTTCGTCTTCTACCAACTTGCTCGTTAGCAAACTTTTGTACCTCTTGTTTATACTTATTTTCATATAGTGTCAACATATCTATTGGACCTTTTAAAAATGAATATGCCTCTGATAAACAACAATATAATAGACCATTTGGAAAGTTTAAACTAATATAATTAGTATCATTATTTTCTAAAAGAGCCGGTGCAGCATTAAAATGAACCCTAAATTTGTATGTGGTATCGGGAACAGGAGCAAACATCATTCTACCAGATGTGGTATCAGACTCACCCGTAGCTCCACCAAACATTGCATAATATTTAGGTTGACCTCTTTTTGCTGATGCTGTTGAAGATATATATTCTTGTAAATAAGTTATATCTTTTTTTTCTAACCATACGTTAGAACCGGTTATTTCTGAAGTAGAATCATAAACCTGTATGCCTCTAATAAATACAGCTCCTGCTGGAGCGTTAATTGTTTCTTGACCGGTCACTAAATTACCTGATTGTTGTTTTCTATCTGCATCAATTGGCACATCTCTAAAAATTCTATACTGTGCATTTAAAATTATATTTTCTAATACACTATCTGATAAAACATTAGAATCTGTTTCTGTATAACTTCTAATTTGTGTTTTTAATCCTGATGCACTTAATCCTGCCATTATTCAGAGCCTTTTTTATGTTTTCTATTTATCTTATCTTGTTTACGACTTGTAACCTCCTCGTATAACTCAAGATGTTCGTCTTGTTCTGGACAAGCGCATTGTTTAATTCCAAATATTTTACAAATAAAGTTTTTTAATTTTTTTATCATGCCGTTAATGTAACTGGTCCTGCAGACACAGTTGGTCCTCCTGAATCTTCTGTTATACTAGGAGTTGCACCTAATGTAAATGTATACTTATCAGATGTCGTCACTGTTATACTAAACCCTGAAGAATTTTCATATGTTGTAAAAGCCACTCCTCCAGGACTACCTACAACATTTCTAAATCTTACAGTATCACTTGTTGATCTACCGTGGTTTGGTTCTGAAACTGTAATCGTTTGTGATCCTGATGTAATAGAAAAAGGATTATTTTTTAATAATGCAGCAACTGCTGGCTCTGTTCTACCAGGTCTCACGTGTCTTAATGATATAGAATCACCATTCATTGGCTTTGGTTCTAACTGTGGTTGCTTTGGTTCGAACTCTGAAACATGGACAAAGGCACCATTCCATTCTCTAACCATCTCTTTATATGGAAATTCCATACCTGATCTGTCAGATATTGCTTTTGCATATTTACCTGTTGCGTACTTTGCCATTATTTTTTACCTTTTTTCTTTTTCTTCTTA